CGTATGATTCGCCAGAAAGTTCTTTGTAAAGGAGGGCGCATTAGATCCTTCTGTCCTGTTGTAAGAAAGACCCAGACTGTCAAACACCTTTGCTACAGATGCAGCAGCCCACGGCTCCACGGCGATGCCGGTCTCTTCCTTTATTTCTTTAAGTAGGGCTGACTCACGTTTCTTCAGATCTTTCTTGACCAGCTCTGCTTTGTCCAGATTTACCCGCACACCCTTTGTCTTCATGTCAAGCAGCACAGGCAGCAGCCCGGACTCTAACGCAAAGATGCTGGTAACCTCATCTTTATTTATGTCTATGCTCAGTCTGTCCCATAGTTTGAGGGTAACAGAGGCGTCCTGCTCCGCGTATCGACCTACGAAACAGGAGTCTAGCTTCCACATCTCGCTCTTTGGATCGACGCCATGCATAGACGCCGCAGACCGCAGCATCTTCTCGTTCTTCCACTCACCAAGATATTCGCCCGCCAGCGAGTTCAGGTTATAGAACCTGCGATTCTCATTGAGCAGCGGAGCTGCAATCATTGTGTCGATAATTTTACCCTTCACTTCGATACCAGCCCAGCGCATCCAGCCAAGATCGTACATGGCATTGTGCATAACCTTCTCAATGTGAGGCGTGTCCATCTGTTTCTTTAGCCAGTTAACTACCATGCGCTCTGGCATGTTTCCGGACTCATGCCGCACCGGGAAATAACCGACGAAGTCCCCCGCAGCCACAGCGTAACCAATAACGTATCCGTCGTTTCGGCACCATCCTGGACCCAACGTCATCAGGTTTGGATCGCGAGTCTCTAGGTCAATGGCTATCCTGTCACAGTTGGTGAGATCAGGAAACGTGGACGGGGGTGACCAAGTGTCCCCCTCATCTTCAAACAAATCAGCCTTCATCGTTGATGATCTCCCCGCCCAACGCTGCGTACCCAATGATGTCTACCCATGAATCATCCTTGCTAATGTCCTCTGCCAGTCTTGCCAGCTTCAAGCCCACCATACAGGCCACCACCTCTTCCGGTGTAATTTCGGACGATAATTTACCCCGTAGCAGAATCGTCCATATGTCTGCGATACGCTGGTGGTTCAGCTTTGCAGGACCATATTCCTTGGCCCTCGGACCGTTGATCAGTGACTCTGCTTCCTTGAGGAAGTCTTCTCTCGTTTTCATATCTTGTACCTCGGATTCCCTGATTCAACTATGTGTAAGTTTTTCTTGGCCCTCGTTGCTCCCACATAGAAACAACGGGCTTCGCCATCTTGGTCGAGGCTTTTTTCGCAGGCTGTGTTGGTCTCGGTGAGAAGGATTACATTATCCGACTCCCCACCTTTCGCGGCATGAATCGTCGATAGACGAATCCTCGGCTTGGAGTTCCCCAGAATCTTCTCCCCACTCCGGCGAACTGAGGTGATGTATGTCACCTCCCTGTCCGACACCTTGATCACCTGCGACCAGTGTGTCTCTCGTGTAACGAGTAAGCTGCACTTCTCTATAATGTCGTCGAGAGTGTAGGTTTCTTCGGGGTCTAAATTGTTCAAACGTCGCTTCCCAGCCGGGGTTATAGCTTCCTTCCTCATAAACTTGCCAAATTGTTTTAGTTCCTCGGATGAAAACGTCTCTCCTCTGCATAGCCGTAACCATACCTCCAGTGCTTCTAAAGTGTTAGGGGATACAGACCATCCGTTTTTACCTCGGCCTTCGCGCCAGAACACGAAGCCTTGCTCTTTGAGCATGGTGCCAACTCTGTTGACGATGTTGTTTGTTCTACCAAGAATCAACCACTCACCAGACCGGATGTCTACGTCCAGTATATCATAGTGCCAATTGACTGATCCATCGTGATCATTAGGTGACCAGTGTTTTTCTTGCCGCAAGCTCACTCGTTTTACGATGTTTTGCGCGACGTTATACACTGGTGCGGGAAGCCTGTATGACTTACTCAATACTCTCACGTCATCACAGGACTTCATAAAATCTTGAACGTCAACGCCCATCCAAGAATAGATACACTGGTCATCGTCGCCCGCATAATATGTGCGCTCGGACCTCGGAACTAGAATGTCTTTCACCATGCGCCACTGCAACGGAACCAAGTCCTGTGCCTCATCAACGATCAGCAGATCGAAATGCGGACCCTCCCCGCCTTCAACAAACTGCTCAATCATGTCCACGAAATCCATCTTGCCCTTTGCACTTTTATAAGATGTAAGCGCACCGTCTATAACTCTGAGTTGACGCAACTGAATCCGCCAGTCGTTTAACTGATGATACTGTGTCTCAACACTGACCTGCCTTGCCCTAGCTAGGTTGATAAGATTCAGATACGCATCCCCACCCCTCCCTGCTTTGAACAGTAGCCCGTCGTCCATTGTAAGAGATGCATGAGACGAGAACGGGAGTCCCACCAGAGTAGAAAGCTCAGTGTAGTCAGCGCCCTTCATCACGTCCTGTGATCTAAGGCCGAGGTATTGGAACGCCATAGAATGTAAAGTCCTGAAATGCGTTAGGTACTTTGGGTCGATTCCAAACTTCTGTAATGCTCTTTCTTTTGCTTCCGTTGCAGCCTTCTTACTGAACGAAACAAAACCTATGCGGCTTGGGTTCATGCCGCCCTGCAAGGCATCATCAACAATGTTCAGCAGCGTAGTTGTCTTGCCTGTGCCCGGTGGGCCAAAGATAGTTGTTTCCATTAAAACGGCACCTCCGCTTCTTTAACCTCTACCGACGGCACTTCAACCTGAGAACTGAACTCTGGCACATGCCAAACTCGTATGTTTTTCCACTCACCTTTTGAGTCCTTAAAACTCTTTAACCCATTAGCCTTACCATCAGGGTTCATCTCTTTCAGACGTTCCTGTATTTGCCCACGACTATAGCTATCGAAGCGGTGGTTCCGCAGATATTTAATTAAAGCCTCAATCCTAAAATATGTGATGCCTTCATCTGTCCACGGCTTACCAAGAGATAGCTCCTCTGGGCTTGCAGCTTGAACTCTACCGACACAGAATTCTTCCAGATAATCAACAAACTGTCCCTTATAGGTCAGTTCTTCTGGCACATCTATCTCGCTCATGTCCTCCATCATCATTGAAACTAGGTCTTGCCAGTCTGCCATCTTCAAAAGTGGTGGCATAATCCTGACCTGTTCCATGCAAGCCTTCTGAAACTTTTGTGGAGTCTGTAGCTCTTCAGTGGTCAACTCGACGCGGCTACCATCAACATCACAGAACCAGACAGGTGGCTCGGACTTAACCACGCACAGCCCTGTGATGTCTGCGCTTGCCCTGTTGCCCCCAACCCCATGCTTCCTTGTCTTGCACAATGATTTGTTGCAGCGAGACTTCAGCGGCTCCTGCTGGCAGGGGTAGCCGTACTCTTTCTTCTCGTGCTGCTGCTGTATGGTGACGATCTCTGACGCAGGCAAAGAAGGCTGCACATACTTTGTGTTGATCTCCTCCAGCCTAGATTTCCAGCTTTCAGGCTGCTCTTTTTTGCAAGCCACACAGGCCGCAAACATTACAGTATTTCTTGTACCCTCTGGCACACCATCAGAGAACATACCCTGTAGGCATGGGGGGTACTCGTTGAACTCATCAATGCTGTTGCCAAGTTTAGTGTTCACAAATTCTTTGGGTGTACACTTGCGCTTCTCAACTAACTCAACAAATTCCTCCAGCGTAGCATCCTGACCATCTTCCTTGACCGCATACCTAGTGGTCTGCTCGTGGTCAAAGTACGGCAGGTTGATGAAGTTACCAACATCTCCACGCTCGACGAGAATCTGCTCTTGCTTGGGAAATATTTCGCACCCACCATACCCAAGAAACGCAGAGATCTCGCCGGCCTTGTCACGAAATTCTCCGGCACTTATCTCTTCGGTAAAGAAAAAGAATATATGCGCACCGCCTGACTTTGATCGGCAAACGATGCACGGTATCTCACTCTCCCGCAGCCTGCGATCTATCGCAGCGAGGTCAAGAGGATACTGGTCAATGTCAAGCGCACCAAACAAGCACTTGTTGTTTTCCTTGATAGGTATAGATCCCACGCCTCGGGCACCGCCGAGATGAGACTTTACGAGATCAAGCGTCAGTGGTTGTCTGACGATACGAGAGTTCGCTTTCTGCTTACCAGCGCGTCTCTCTTCTGATATTTGTGTCTGTCCATGTGCGCCGCTAAAACCATCAAACGCCGCCATGAACTTTTCTTCTAGGTTCATCTCTGCCCCCTCGTGTTAGAAAGAGCAGGGGGTAACCAAATGATGATTTACCAGGGCGAGGTAAGCCCTTGCCGGGATCATTTGGTCTTTATACACGCGGCCCCCTGACCCACGTCGCAACATCCCGGCGATTAGAATGGGATATCGTCTCCGTCGTTATCGTGCTTCTTAGTCATCTCATCACTCGTGCCAGCGGAGGTCTGTACCTCACCTGACTTGAACGACTGGAAGAAGGTACGCGCAGCCATGAATGCTGAATCTGGCACCTCGGACGGCTCCACACGGGCGATAGCATAGTTGTACCATGTACCCCTGTCGTTGCTCTCTGAGACCACTGTAAGACGCCACGCAGTGCCCCACATAGGTGGGTTAAACAGGCCATTAGGACCGTCATACTGAACCATACGCATCTGTGTGTTCCAGCGGCGTGAGACTTTGAGCTGGGTCTTCTTCATGTCACAGATAGCTTGCTGTGTAGCACCTGTCTTGGTGTCCACAATCATCACAAGATGCTGGGCTGAACGGACCAACTCATTGCCACTTGGTAGCATCTCCGCATTACCCTCGCGGGTAGTGTTGGCAAGGTCGGGATGGTTGGCAGGGATTTCACCCTGAAAGCCACCACCTGAGTCACGCAAACCAAACTCAAGATACTTGAGAGTGTACCCGCAAGGTATGACCACGACACCCTCGTCTCCATCCCAAGTCTCACCAGTAACGGTGTTGACTAGGTCACCAGCCGACGCGCCCTTGATAAACTTGGGATCGTTCTTCTGGATCTCTGGAGACAGAGCTTGCAGCACCCGCAAGAACGGGATCTGCATATCATCTGCGGTGATGCTATCCATCCCCTCACCAGCGAACTGAGCCATGTCAGCCATGATAGTTGAGGGAAGGTTTTCTTTCTTTTCTACTACTGCTGTATCAGCCATTTTTTTGCTCCATATTTACTTTCATTACCCGTTGTCCTCTTCCGCTTTTACCGGGCCTTCTTTCACCTGTGTATTGAATCAGGCCTTTTCTCGCCAGCGAGGCATACCTAGCCGTCACTGAGGAGTAAGACCTGATATTAAATTTTTCCTTACAATACCTACGAACATCGTCGGAAATACACCCGTTTGGGGATGCCATGATCGCTCGTAAGACAAGCCCCTCTAGCTTTGACGGATCTATACTGCATGCAGCTTCAATGCTCGTGTCAGGCGCGTCTGTTCTGAAAAGAGTTCTTACGTCTTCCATAACTAGCTCCTTGTGATCTTGGCTTCTGTGCCGACAAATACCCCGAAGGTATCGAAGTCTATTTCCTGACCGCTTTCTATGCGATTCTTTACCCAAGACTTCAATGTCATAGGATGAACGTGTGTCTTCTGCGCTGGTTCCAACCCTTGGTTGCGCAGGTCATCGACCACGGCACCCGCTTGGTTGTCTTGCCCAGCAGAGAAGGATACTGTCACGTCATTCTTGATGATGTCGGCCTCACCGATAGACCGCAAGAAACCAAAAGCCTCATCGCGTTTGTCCTCGGTGATACGAGCATGAACGAACTGGCGGAGAGTAACCTTGTTACCATCCACGTCAACCCTATCCATGCCCATCTCTTCCATGAGCATAGGGATATCTTCTTCGTTCACTTTTCTTTTCTTGAACTTGAGATCCTTGAGATGCTGTTCTGCATCCTTGATCTCCTGATCGATCTGAATAGATCGACGGATAAGGTTGGAAAGCTCCGAAGCGCCCTCCTTCCCAACTGTGTCAAACTTATCGGCGTTGACTGCCTCTTCTTCAAACAGCGAAAACACATCGCTCATCGCACTCTCCTTTTAGTACAAAGTTTAAGCCCTTCGGCTTTTGGGCCGTCCGGTCAACCTGACCGGACGGAGACGGGGTTATACATATTCCAACGGTGTACTGCAACCCCAAAATGTACACCGTAATCTTGGTTAGGCAGCTTTCTTTTCAGTCGCAGCCTTGACCATATGAGCAACTTGCTTACTGACAGACCTGTCGTTCTTGTCTGCAAGCTCGCGCAATGTTCTGTATATATCTATCGACACAGCGATAGACTTCCACTTACTTGTATCCACACCTTTACTCCTATTCCCTGTTCAGCTAACGTATACTATCTTATGTTTTAGCCAGAGGTCAATAACCAAATGAGACCAGCAAAGAAAAACAGTGACGGTAAACGATGCGAGTTGATTGCTGCCAACTGGCTGTTCGCCCAAAACTGTTATGTCTACTCCCCTTTCTTGGAGCAAGGCCCGGTTGACCTGATAGCCATCACCCCCACTAGGAAGGTGCTATTGTTTGACGTGAAAAAAGCTGGACGCCGAAAGAATGGCTCAGTGATCTCACGTCTTTTAGGTGACGAACAAAAGAAGCTAGGTGTCCGCCTGTTATATGTTGACATGGAAACACATGAATGTGCCCTGTACCCATATCAGCTAGAAAGTAGATACCGGAGCAAACAAAGCCAGCGCACCTCCGACTATGCCGAACAACGCGCATCTAACCGTCACTTCGGCGGGGGGTTAGTTCCAACCATTTCTTCACTTGTTCACCCAGAGTCTGAGCAGACAGCTCGATCTTTGACTGCAACGTCTTCACAATGTGTTCATCCACCGTGTTCTTTGTCATCAGATCCACATACAGGACAGGGTGATGCTGACCAATACGATGCGCACGATCCTCAGACTGAACACGAGTCTCAAGGTTGAAGTCATTAGCATAGTAGATCACGTTGGTCGCTGCCGTGAGAGTCAAACCAAATCCTGCGGTCTGCGGGTTAGCCACAAAGAACCTTGCGTCCCCGAACTGAAAAGACTTGATCGCTTCCTGCCTTGCATCATCAGTCGTGTCCCCAAAATAACTGACCGTGGAACTCGGACCGTGGGTCTTTTTCAGGGCAGCTTCGATCTTCTTGATGTCGTACCTGAACCTCGACCAAATGATAACCTTGCCATCCATCTCATCGATGCACTCCTCCAGCGCAGCCAGACGCTTGGTAGGAACCTCAACCAGCTCTCCATCGTCTGTCATCACATGCCCACACAGAACCTGCTGCAATCGTAGTAGTTGAGTCATGGCTGCTGGAGCTGTGACCAGCTCTCCATCCTCCAGGATGGCGATAGCCGCAGACTTGATCGATGCATAGTAGTCTAGCTGTTGATCAGTCAGCCCCACCTGTCGAGTGGTATATATCTTCTCAGGTAGGTCTAGGGCTTCTTCCTTTGTCACACGGTAAGAGAACGTGCGCAGCTTATCCGATAGCTCCTCCAGATTTCTGTACCCCACTACCTGCTGAAATGAATGACTGCCCATGCGCTGTGTGCGAGTGATCGCGTACCGCCCTTGGAATGAGTAGTAAGAGTCATGGCCCAGCAGCTTCTTGTCCATGAATCCACACTGTGCGTACAAGTCTAGCGGCGACTTCGTAACAGGTGACCCTGTAAGTATGCGCTTGTAGGCCGCTGTCGTGCCGAGCCGTACCAGACTTTTAGTCCGCTTGGCTTTGGGATTCTTGATTGTTGTTGACTCGTCAACCGCAAGAAGAAATGTGCTGTCTCCAACGAATGCCTCCATATACTTTGGCAGCTTCGCAGTCGCAAACCCCTCCACATTCGCCAGAAATATGCGGAGGACGCCACGCTTCTTAATGGCATCTCGGAGACGCTCTGTTTCTTTTTTGTTGGCACTCGCTTTCCATACATAAATCTCATGCGGAATGCCCTCTGGTAGATGAGTCGGTATCTCGCTAGTCTGCCAATTTCGGTAGACGCCTTTCGGAGCCACGATAACTGCGGTGTCGATCTTTTTGTTTTCATAAAGCCAGACGATGTTATCAAGTAAGACTTTCGATTTGCCACAACCCATCTCCATAAAATAGCCATAGTTCCTAGCATCATGCGACTTAGTCAGTGCAGTGTGCTGGTGGTCATACGGTTTTGTTTTATAGTTGAACTTCATGTCGCTACTCCGAGTCTGTATCACCTAGCATGATGCCAAACCTTGCGGCCTCAAAATACCAGAAGATCTCAGCGGGATCGTGAATGGTCGTGACCATTTGCACAGACCCCTCCTTGTTCTGACCAAGGATGATCAGATCCTGAAAGTGATCCGCTGCCATCTCACAAACCTTTGGCACAGGTTCTTTGGCCTTCTCAACTTTCTTCACGGGGAAACTAAGTACGTTGTCTGTCATCTGTGTTTCTTTCCTGAGAGTTTCTCATGTCAATGTATGTATCCAAACGCTTGCGCGTTTCTTCAGCCTGACGGTACAGACCTGCGGTCATCAGCTCTGTAAGCTCCTCGTCAAGAATTCTAATGATCCGGGTCAACCCTTGAGTATTCTGTTCCATGCATCCTCCACTTTTTTGCGGTCATCCTCGGTGTAATCTTGACACAAAAAGCCATGCTCCATGTCTTCCAGCTTTTCCATCACAATCGCTTCGATAGCTGACACAGCGGAAGACCATGAAAGTTTTTCTTCCTTACCAGCTATCTGCTCCGCTGTCGGAGACAACCATGTTTCATGCATATCCGGCTCCCACTCAGATGGTAACGTATCATCTGATATCTTATCAGATAGTGGTCGGCTGTCAATGATGCGCAACTTGCACACCGTACATTGGTTGCCCTCTACTTTGGCATCACACGATGGGCACCGGCCCCTAGCCATGCGCTTCGCAAACAATCCATCTCCCTCAATAATCACATGAACCTCCCTGACAACAATCATCAATCACAACATGGCACCCCACACACTGAGTGTGCCCATGTACTTCCACACGATCTCGGCTCCCGCACCTCGGACAGCGGCCCTCGTAAGACATGTCCTGCTCATGCCCCTTGGCGATGAGTCCATCCCTCTTGTCGGGAATAACATGGTGCCTGCGTATGCCTCGCCAATTTGGATCTCTCTGCTTCATGTCTCTTCCTCCTCTTTACCCAACACCCAGCACATTCATATGTGCCGTCAGAGTTGTGTACGTCAGATGGTTCTGCGCCACACGACTCGCATGTCGGCCTTTTATCAACATACATTTAATCATACCCCCACCGCTTCGGGGCAGAGTACGCCTCTTCAACATGCCCTGCGCCCCCCAGCGATTGAACAATTTCGGTTGTCTTTTCTACCTCTTCGACTCTTGGATCTTCATCCCGTGCCGGGATGTACTCAGCGTGAAGCCAGCGCCGTAGTGCCTCTCTTGTGCGGCTCCGCCCCAAGTCATCTCTATACCACTTACTCGTCACCATCCTGGATACCTATCCTCATGCAGACCATTTCCTCATTGAGCGGCATTTGATCCTCCCAGTGGTATTGAGTCGCCGCCACATGACACTGGGCTATTGTATCATAAAAGCCCAGTGCCTCATGGTTGAGGGTGTTGTGTTCTGTCAATGAGATCACAAGCAACACCCATTTAATCATCGTGTTCCTCCTCCGGCTGCACGTCCTCTTTCAGAACGTAGTCCACCCAAAACGCCCCCTGTTTTTTGGGTGGCGCAAAACCAAACGTAACTTCCATGACGTGAAGCGCAGACTCAAGATTTCTAAGGTCTGAAATCCAAAGATCATTTGTCTCTACGATTGTATTCTTCATGTCCTTTAGCTCATTGCGAGCCTTCAGCAAAGCTATACGCATATCTCTAGTCATTCTCTTACCGTTCATGCCGCTCATACCATGTCTCCTTGTCTGGTTTTATATTTACGCACATTGTTTCCTGACAGTCTGTATTTACGCCGCTGCTTTTTCTGCTGGTCTGTCATCTCAGCACTGCTTTTACGCAGCTTCGCTTCTTCGTCATCGGCTGTCGGTGCCGCACTGAACGGCACAAACATAGTTTTCAGGGGCTTGTCTTTATCCCGCCCCTCGTGGATCTCAGGATAGATAGCAACGAACACGCCTGCTTTCTCCTTGATTATCTGCACCGACAGGTTTTGGATATCGACCCACGTCTCCTGCCCACGCAACCGATAGGGCTTGTTCTGCAACAAATTGTCTTCGGTGTAGTAACTGTTGTTATTAGCATTCCTCATTCTTCGTCCTCGTCTAAAACCTGCTCAACCAATGACCCCATAGTCCATCCGCATGCCCACGCCAGAGTCTTATCAATCAAACTCCTCTCTGACACGTCAGCCCTTTTCCACAGGTTGTATAGTTTTTCCATCGATCTCGCCCCGTCATCGTCTGTCTGTACGGCCTCATAGAATTTCATGTACAGGCAAGATGTGTCCTCTTCCAGCTTGGCGTCCATTCGTTCCAAACGCTTATCAACTATCGGCATCACTGCTTCTCCTTTATTCTATCCCACTGCACGTTGAGATCTTGACGAAATGCCGGGTCAATATCGTAGATCCACTCCAACAACCCAGCCACATATTCGGCTATGCTTTCATCGCCTTGAAAGTCACTCAAGTCATCCTTCGCCACCTTTATGAAATCAACTTTCATCGTTCTCCTCCTTTTTAAGACTGCCTGAAAAAGGACGACAAGTAATCGGTCCATCAGGCTCCACAATATGACCTTCGTACTTGTCCCGTGCCTTATCAAACACGTCCAGATTATGTGAACCATGCCTCGCGGCCCACGAATCACGGCTCATCCACATGGCATCTTCCTCCATGTCCATCAGCCAAGCTTTTACTTTACCCATTACTTTTCTCCTTCGTTCTTGGTCCTTCAAAAACATACTGACGATGGAACGCCAGAAAATTTAATGTCCTATCCGATTTGATTGGAACTGTAACATCCGCTTTCAGTCCCATACTCAACAGCAATTCATCACTTACCCCGGACTTTTCGCTTTTCATAAGCTTCCCCTCGTGATCAAACGAAATGTAACCACAATCAAAAAGCTTGTCGGCATTTGGCGACAACAAAAACCCATTGTGTGGATCTGTTTTTTCAGCCCTCAAATCGCACGATGCAAATGGTTTTATGTGACTAGCTATCAAAAACCGTGGGTCTGCAATCAAAGTAAATGGGCACATTGCCTCGCAATCTGTGGCATCAAGTAGCCTGTCCCTGAACAAGGCCCGATCTACAGACTCATCCCGCTTCCGCCTTTCGTCCCTAGATATATTATTCTTAGGCGGTGGAGACTTTTTCTGTGTTGGTTCTAACTTAATCCTAGCCAGACTTTCGGTAAAGTTTACTAACCTACCCAAATTAGTCGGACCATCAAAATATGGTTCAAGTCCATACACACCTAAAAAGTTTAAGGTAATGACTGCCCCTAATGGTGAACACATTGTCGTCATGTTCTTGTCGTCATAGTTAGGGAACGCTAGTCGATAAATCCTTGACTCTTTTTCCGTTGGGTTATTGTGTAAATACCCATTCAAATCCCTAGCCAGAAGCGTTGATGTTGCTCCCCTGTGTATTTTTGTTTTTATTCCCCTCATCCACTCAAAAAGTTGAGTGCGTTTTATACACATACTTCGTACAAAACTTTTGTCGTTTTCAAGATGCAGGACCAAGGGCCACGACACGCCAGCGGTAATGTCCTGTTTCTCTTGTGCTTCCTTCACATCGTATGGAAACGGGTCACCAGCACCATACAGAATCACCTTGTTACGATCCGCTGATGTCGGGGCTACATCTCTTGCATACTCAATCCCATTGCTCCTCTCCGGGGCAGCAGGCTGTCTGTTGCGGCGGACCTCGACTTGAACAGTCCTACGGCTGATGCGATCATCACCAAGTGATGGCGCACCTCTTAGCTGTGAAGCATCGATGCTGCCTAGCTTCAGCCTACCGCCCGCTAGGCTTAGTTTTTTCTCGCCCATACTGCTTTCCTTCCTCTAGTGTATTCATTGATCGGAATAGCAAATGCATCCGGCTCTTGGTCCGGCTCCATGCCGCTCTCAATCTGGTTGCGGCGGAGATCGTCAAAATCGTAATCGATCTCCGCCTGTGCATCTGCCTCAGTCTCATACACTTCAACATCGCCAGACTGTTCGCCCCACGCCTGCCACCCTTCACACAGGGTGTCGGTTACAATTACCCAGCCCATCACTGCACCTCCCTGTCAGTTTTGAATTGAACATATTGCGTGACGCCATCAAACGCCTCGTCAAATTGAGAATACATAGTGTCCGCAATTCGCATCACGCTGTTAGAAAACTCTATCCAGCACATGTGGCAGTCCCAAGTGAAGGAAGCCAGAGCCAACAACTGGTCCTTACCATCGTCATCCCAATCCCTTACCTTGATGATTTCAATCTGGGCATGTGCGCCATCGATCATGTGTCTATGTCCCATCACTACACCTCCTACCAAGACGCTCTGTATTCAACGTATTTAAAAAAAGACGGATCTTTTTTATCCAACCAGTCGGCAGCGGCATCAAAGATCTTCGCATCTTGCTCCGCCTCATCTCGACAGTCGGCCCACCAATCCTCGTCACCAAAGAAAAACCCATGACATTCCTCATCATCAGGAAACTCTCCGTCACGCAGCGCAGCCGCTATCAGTCGCAGATCCTTCGGGGTCAGTTCGATTGGCCTACAGTCATCCTCACCATCGTTGAATTTCTCAACGATCATATGATGCAGCGGCGCATGTTGCGCCAGTAACCAATCTCTAGCTGTTCCTTAATCAAAGGGAACCCATCAATCATAATTGGCTCAACCTTGCCACCATCGTCATTCCAAGTGGAAAGATATCTGCTTCCATTCAAATGCATATCAAGTCCCATCACTGCACCTCCCAATCACTTACGCTTTTAAGTCTAGGGTTTTGGATCAGGTTCTGAAGATCAATCAAATCCTCCGCTACCTGCGTGAAACTATATGTCCCCGTCTGTTGAATGATGGTGACCCTGCGCTCACGGTCACCCCTCTTCTTTGTCTGTTCAAACATCTTGAACTCCGTGCCATACAAAAGCACAGGCTGGTCAAGAGCAGGATCAAGAGAGTCATCAACCATAGTCAATTTCATTCTAATCATCACACCGTCTCCACTTGCTCAATGTTGTCACAATAGTTTTTCTCCAGATGCCGACACACGCCCAACCAAGTGGTCGCAGTATCAGGACCAATGTCAGCAGCAATCCCATCCATGCCCTCGTCCTCACAGACCAAAGCATAATTCGCAAAGGGATCGACCTTGCCATAGCAAAGGGTCTCACCCCCATCCTTGCGCTTGTAAATATAGTCAGCCATTAGTAACAACCCTCCCCATTAAACACTGGCTTACGCTTGCCAAAATCAATGAACACACCACGATCACTCAACTCCTCAAGATACTTGGTCGCATAGACCATGTTCCAATGACCCTTGGTGTGACCCAAAGAAGTCATGCTCGTGTGCATGGCATTCGCGTACCATACCTGAAGCTGCTCATCACTCGCCTCTGCGATCTTTGTCTTTAACCATTGCATCGTCTCTCTACCTCCTTGCAACTCGGACCTCGGTGGTTTATTCTGGGTCCATCCCATGTGGTTACATATAGTCTTTAATGGAGAGTCACATATAATCCCATACAATGCAAACACTTTTTTTCACGTTGTTTACTTTCCTATAGTGTTTTTTCACGGATAAAGTTTTTTC